GGCGGCTTAACCACTTACGGGCGAAAGCAGATGCTGTGTTTGTGCTGGCGGTAAAGCCAATTTAAGCCAACAGTGCAGCGAGTAGCCCACCCAACACGAGAAACACCATGTCAAACACCACACAGTACGAGCGCGAAGAGCAACAACTCGATGATGATTTGTCAGACGGTCGAATCACGCAGGCTGAGTACAACTCGCAAATGCGCGACTTGCAGCGCGATTACCGCGATTCTGCCCATGCGTCTGCTGCCGATGCGTATGAACAAGAACTGGGGAATTGGTAACCATGCGCCGCTTAATCCGCACCGACGGCACCAGCGAAGACCTGGCCGCGCCCAGAACCATGGGCAACCTGCACGCCATGATAGGTGCAACCACTGTGGACACGGTTTGCCTTCACCACATGGGCAACCCGCTGCACGTCATGCTGCTGGACGACAACGGCCACGGCAAGAGCCTGCCCGTCAACACCGAGGCGACAAAGCTCTATCACGCCAACTGCAAGCCCGGCACGACCCACACCATTCGCGGCGATGTGGTCGTTGTGCCTGATGAAGATTTCGCCTGATTACCAACCATTGGAAGCACCTATGAACATCGCACTTTTTTACGATTCAGAGACGACTGGCCTACCGCTTTTCAAGGAGCCATCCGAGCACCCCGACCAGCCGCATATCGTGCAACTGGCCGCCTGCCTGGTGGACCTGGACACCCGCAACACCATCGCCAGCATGGATGTGATCGTCCAGCCGTCAGGCTTCACGATCTCCGATGAAGTGGCGGCCATTCACGGGATCACCACCGAGCACGCCATGGATGTCGGCATCCCCGAGGAAATGGCAATCGACATGCTGATGGCGTTGTGGAACGAGCGCCTGCGCATCGGCCACAACGAGAGCTTTGACGCACGCATCGTTCGCATTGCGCAGTCTCGCTTCGGGAAATCGGAAAGCGAATTGACACTGTGGAAAGCAGGCCAGGCTGAATGCACCTGCTGGATGGCCAGGCCACACACCAAGCTGGAGAAAAACAAGCTGCCCAAGCTGGGCGAGGCTTACCAGCACTTCATTGGCGCACCAATGGAACACGCGCATAGCGCCATGGCTGATGTGCAGGGCTGCATGGCTGTGTACTTTGCAATGCAAGACCTTCCAGCGGTAGCCTGAACCAGTTACGGGGGAAAGCGGATGCTGGGACGGTAGGCGTCCTTGCCTATGACAGTGCAGCGAGTACCCCACCCATCAAGGAACCGAAATGACCACCTTGCCAACACACTACCGGGTAAAAGACGCTCTCGATGAGTCGGGCGTCCACATCATTTTGGAAGAGTGGAATCCTATTGGGGAGACACCCGAAGGCTACTGGTTACTGCGCGAGGGTGGCCCCAATTGGCCCGGAATTGACAAAAAATACCAGCGCAAGTGCGGCGCCCTGAAGTGGGTGAGCAAGACATCCGTAAGGCGCTACTGCTACCCGACCCTGGCGGAGGCGATGGACTCGTTCAAGCGACGCAAGGAAGTGCAGGTGAGTCGACTTGCCATCCAGTTGGAGCAGGCGCAACTGGCGCTGGCCAAGTTTGATGACTACAAGGACGCGATTCCAAACAGCTTCCCATCGCGCTACGAGGGGATTTGCCTGGGCGAGATTGAGGCGGCAGCAGACTTAATTTGGGATTATTGACATGAACACTGAACAAATCATGGCGCTGGCTGATGCGTATGCCATCGCACACTGTAACTTTGTAATTCCACAGATGGCACGTAAGCACCTGCAAGCCGCTATCGACAAGCTGGTAGCAGAAAACAAGGTGCTTCGGGATGCGCTTGCGCTTGCCAAAGATTTAACCACGATCGTACGCATGCCGAATGTGGAATATATTGCCGACGCACATAACAAAGCCGTTGAAAAGATTCAAGCTGCACTCACAAGGAAACAATCATGAGCGCACTAGCAATTCTAGTGCTGGCAGTTGCTGTGCGCGATGCTGGTGTGCGCATCGCTGAGGCCATTACGAAACGAGGAAACAATCATGAACCAAATTGACGTAATGAAACAGGCGCTTGAAACGATTGGATTTCTGTCGTCGTTATACACAGACGGAACTGATCCTACGCTAACGGTACCAATGGACATCCTGCGCCAAGCCATCGAGCAGGCAGAAGCTGTGCAAGCACAAGATCGTAAGCCACTGACAGATGAACAGGTTTTTACCCTGATTCATACCAAGCACTTTGATCCAAAGTACCACCTTTTACCATCTGATGAGGTTTGCTTGAATTGGTACCGGTTAGGCATACGTGATGGGGAAGCCGCCCACGGCATCAAAGGAGCAAAGCATGATTACGACATGGCAAGAACGTCGCGGGCCTCTAAAAATGGAGGAGGCAATGCAAGACGAGATTGACGAACTGCGCCAAGCCATCGAGCAGGCTGAGAAGCAGGAGCCCGTGGACGCTGTGCTCCTCAGTGATATGGTTGAGGGACACCATCCAGAATATGGGCGTGGCTTATTTGCGACTGACAACTGTGTGCAAAAGCTCTACACCAACTCACCAACAGCACCAGCTGAAATAGATTTTCTGCAGCACGACGATCATTTACGCTTTATTCAGCGAGTGCTTGAAAGTGATTCGCCAAAGTCTGACCGGGACGAAGCAGCGCAAATGGTGCGTGACATTCGACGGTCAATCAGGCCAACAGCACCAGCGCAGCAGCCACTGACAGTAGATCAGGTGCACAAGGGACTCTACAACGACTTCAAAGAATCAAGCAAAAACATGCGTGATGCGTACTTTGCAGGTGTACGTTTTGCGGAAAAGTACCACGGCATCAAAGGAGCATCACTATGACCTATCAATGCCCTGTATGTGGCAGCACCGAAGTCACCCTGACCCATGAACAATCGTTTATGGCAAACACAGGAGAGCACTATTGCCACAGCGTCAAAACTCAAGACCCAGATGCGAAAGCAAGCTGCTTGGGATGCTACTGGCGTGGCACGCATGAACAACTGCTTGGCTACAACAAGGAAACATCATGACCACCCGCACTAAAAGATGCATTGAAATGAATATCACAGATGAAAACGGACAACCTGTGAAGTTTTGGGGCGGTATCAACAAAGTGGGAGTGACAACCGTGCAGATAGAACCGGCCATGATTCGACATGCAGCGCCATCAAGCTATCGTCTCATGAAGCGTAAAGACGGGACATTGGTGTTGCAGGGAGCCTACCGATGGGAGAAGGGGAGCGAAGGTGGCCACATTTGTCAAGAACTATTTGCACGAAAGATGAAAATAAATTCAGGGGGTTAACAAGAAGTGGGTAACAGGGGCTAACACTTTTGCCCCAAAGTGCTAACAGGGGGGCTAACAGTTCCCGGTTCGGGTTGACTTCGCGGGGATCGACGTTGTAATTCCTGCCAATGAATCAGACCACTACCACGCACAAGAACGACTGGGAGGCCATCGAGCGCGATTACCGCGCCGGGCTCTTGAGTCTGCGTGAAATGTCATCGGCCCATGGTGTCAGTCATGTGACCATCAAGAAGCGCGCCGACCGTGAAGGATGGACCCGAAGCCTGCAGCCCAAGATCATGGCCAGGACCGAGGAAATCATGGCCAGGGCCGAAGAAATCGTGGAGCAAGGGGCTACCAAGGAAATTGCCGTGGCGCTTGCCAGGGACGAATCCGAAGCCGCGCACTGCGAATTGATGGCGAGGGATGATGACCTGATCGAAGCCAACTCGCGGCGCATCGCAGCCGTTCGCATGGGGCACCGCAAACAGATCACCCGCATGGCTGGCTTGAGCATGGCACTGCTGGGTGAGCTTGAGACACAAACCATTGAACTGGCAAGCCTGGAGAAGCTGGGCGAGCTCATGCGCAACCCCGACGACACCGGCATGGACCGGCTCAACGACATTTACAAACGCATCATCAGCACGCCGGGGCGCATCGACAGCATGAAGAAGCTGTCCGACACCATGAAGACGGTGGTGTCAATGGAACGCGAGGCGTACAGCATGAACGCGCAGCCGGTCGACCCAACACAGGCGAACCCCATGGTGATCCTGCTGACCGAAATGAAGCGCTCGCACTTGCCCATTGTGTACGAGGTGCCGCGTGATGACAGCCTCTAAAACCATGGTCAAACGAGCCTTTCGGCTGCCCGCGTCTGGAACTAGTTCCACGCAAACGGTCAAAAGTGCTCATAAAACAGGCAAAACAGGGGTTTCAGGTGGAACTAGTTCCACTTTTGGAGAAAAAGTAGTAAAGCAAGCGAAGCAAACTACTTTTACGCATATAGAGAAATTGCCCGGTCCGACGCGCACTTGGCCGCCAAATAAGGACGGCAGTTACCCGTTTCCGATCAATGAAGCCCAGATGGCTTTGTTCCTGCAGGATGCCGAGGCGCGTGTGTGCTCGGGCTACCTTTACAAGATTATGGTGAAGGCGCCGGATGGACAGGGTGACAGTGTGGTGCCATTCATCCCAAACAGGGCGCAGCGCCGATTAATGGCCCGGCTGTGGCATCGCAATATCATCGTCAAGGCGAGGCAGTTGGGATTCACTACTCTCGTGGCGATCCTGTGGCTGGACCATGCCCTATTCAATGCCGACCAGCGCTGCGGCATCATTGCCCAGGACCGCGAGGCCGCCGAGGTCATCTTCCGCGACAAGGTGGTGCTGGCCTATGAGCGTTTGCCAGAATCCCTGCGCAAAGCCATGCCGCTGGCCCGCGATAGTGCCTCTGAGCTCTTGTTTGCGCACAACAATAGCAGCGTCAGGGTGGCGACCTCGATGCGATCCGGGACGATTCACCGGCTCCATGTCTCGGAGTACGGCAAGATTTGCGCCAAGTTTCCCGACAAGGCGCGCGAAGTGGCCACCGGCTCTTTGCCGGCCGTGCCGCTGGATGGCATTTGCATCGTCGAGTCCACCGCAGAGGGGCGCGAAGGCGACTTCTACGACAAGGCGCAGCGTGCCATTGGCCAGGCCCAGGCCAACACGGTGCTGACGCAAAAGGACTTCCGAGTCCACTTCTACGCATGGTGGCAGGAACCAGGCTACCAAATTGACGCCGATGTGGTGATGACCGACAAGGACCGCGAGTATTTCGACACCGTGGAAGG